ACTGTAATTTCACTGTAATTTCACTGTAATTTCACTGTAATTTCACTGTAACGGGTTGTAATTGCCGGTACTTGTGAGCATTCTGGCGCCTGGTCATGGTGTCCGGCTAACTCCAAGCGGTCATTGCTGTTGGTTGGTGGCGCTCTTATTGTCCTGGCTCCTGGTGCTGGATACTGCAGACCGGACGCTTGGGGCTCCTGGTGCCGGTGTGTCGGGCGCTGGAGTGTGGGAGAACTTGCCGTCATTATGCTGCGGGTTGGTGGTTCCTGGCGGTTCCAGAGGTTGTCGAGCTGTCAGCGGGCGCATATAAAAGGAAGTTTGGTTGTCGGGTGGTGGTGGGAGGTGGGCGGAGACCCCCCCCGTCAGCCGTAGGAGGGGAGGGGAGGGTATTATATGTAGCCCCCCAAATAATTCCACAACATTTTTTCGCTTTTTTTATGTAAATCATTCAACTTCTCTCCCTCAGGTATTGACTTTCTACCTTTTAGTTTAATACACTGAATATGCCTCCTTTCTTTACCTCTCTTGTTGGAAGCCCTGTAGGTTTTTCGTGTTTTTCCTGCAGGGCTTTCTTTTTTGCCTCCGGTTATGCTATCTTAAATTGAGATGTTTAATAAGCTTGTACTTGAGCTTAAGCGTGTAGAGGCTTCGTTCCTCTTCTTTATGAACTTCTGCAAACTGATTGAAGCGCCCACTGACGAAAACCCGGGCGGTGTTATCAAGATGCAGATGTGGCAGCATGTAATGGTTACTATCAAGGCGCTTCTTTCTCACAGGCTTATTGTTATTCTCAAGTCAAGGCAGATAGGGTTATCGTGGCTTCTGGCGGCATACGCCCTCTGGAAGTCTTACAAATATGGGGCAAAGATTATATTGCTTTCACGGGGGCAGGAAGAGGCGAAGGAATTACTCTCGAAGGTCAAGCGGATATACTATCAACTCCCGAGGCATTTAAGATATGAGACCGGCAGGGAATCTACTGAGGAGATATTCTTCCCGGCTCTTGAATCAAGCATAAAGGCGCTCCCGGCCACAATCTCAGCTGGTGTTGGTTTACAGGCTACTCTTATTATTGCAGATGAGTGGGAGCTGCATCCGTATGCTGAGGAAAACTTTGGGCATATCAAACCTACCATTGATATGGGAGGGCAGTTTGTCGGGTGTTTTACGGTTAATAAGAAGACACCTATCACCTTTGCCAAGACGATGTATAAAGAGGCTCGCAAGGGAAATAACTCCTTCTTCCCCCTATTCTTTCCTTATACAGTGAGACCTGGAAGAGACGAAGCGTGGTATGAGAGGACAAAGGCGGAGCTGCCTCCTTCTATTCTTGAGGGGTTGACGCCGGAGGTGTATATGGCTCAGGCTTATCCCCGGACGGAACAGGAAGCCTTGTCGGTGGAAGGAACGCTGGCAGCGTTTTCGCATAAATCGCTTGACAGGTTACAGGCAAGGGTTCTTCCATCTCTGGCTGATATTGTCCTTGATAACAACCTGGATGATAATATTGTCCATATATACAAACCATTTGTCATCGGAGAATATTATAATGCGGCTACAGATACAGGGCACGGCGTTGGCAAGGATGGATCTGTTACAACTGTTTATAATTGTATTACCTCTGAGGTTGTGGCTGACGTGTTTTCCAATGTTATTCCCCCGCAGGAACTTGCCTTAACGTCATACAATCTCCTCAAGTTGTACAATTTCCCGGAATGGTGGATAGAAATAAACGACTGGGGGAATACTACCCTCGCAAAAGCGATTGAACTTGGTTATCCGAATCTTGGAACAGACGAAAAGGGGGAGCCCGGCTTCAATACTCAAAAGGACAACCGGTGGCGGTTCTGGATAGAATTGATACCCGCCATCAATAATATGCAGATATCTATATTCAACCCGCTTGGGATAAGGCAGTTTTATGATGTAATCCACAACCCTGACAAGGGAGGCAAAGTGGAAGCTCCTGCACCTCTCCATGATGATTATCCGATGTGCGTTGGTATAAACTGGTTCAACAGAAAGTCCGTGCTGGCCGGATCCGAAATCGTGCCCAGCGTTATGTTTTAGGAGGACGTTATGGCTAACATCCCTTCACTGAACGATGTTACTGAGGTAGAGAGTGACTGGAATCCCCTCTTCACCCGGATGGATAATGACCGCAAGCTGTATTATCTGGACAAATACGTGCTGACAGATATGAGGGGGAATAAACTTGATGACGTTCATTCCACAACCCTCAACCTGCCAAAGGTATATGCGGAACGGGTAATATCAGTGCTTGCGGAAACTCCGCTCAGGTGGGTTGTATTTGGCAGTGGCTTGACAGACAAGCAGTGTTCTGAAATAGAAGCATACTATGACAATATGATGATTGCAGCCAATCGTCTTCTTGAGCTTCAGGGAGAGCCTTCAATCCAGGTAAAGATAGCCGAACATTTGGCGCTTCGTGGCAGGATGGGGCTCCGCTGCCTCCTCCGAGTGGACGCAGACCGTCTCAAGACTGACATCCGTGCCCTTGATATGCGTTACTGTGTTTATGATTATGACGAGCGTGGGCTCGGCTGGGTTGCTCCAAGATATACCCTGCGCCGGGCTCAACTTATAGGAGAATACCCCGAGGCAGAAAAGTTTATTTCAAACAACAAGAAGTTTTCAGTCCGGGATATCTGGACAAGGGAAGGAGAGTTTGTTTACGCTGATGACGTAAAGATCTATGAAGGGGAAAACCCATTTGACGAATGCCCGTTTGTTATAAAAGTCTGCCACACTGGCTCTTTCCTTGATGATGACGAGGCTATCGAGCACCTGGGCGAATCGATATATTCCAGCGACAGGGATTTATATCCGGAGCTTAATCTTCTAATCTCCGTAATGCAGACACACAACAAGATCAGCCTCTACCCTCCGCAAAAAGCCAGGCTCCGCAGGGGAAGGACTCTCAAGGGGCATGGCTATAAGATGGGCGGTGTAACAACGCTTCAGGAAGGAGAGGATATTGATACCCTCAAGGGGCTTGATATCAACAATTCTGTAAGCATGGCACATGGCCTGATTTCGAGAGGGGTAGATCAGGGATCGCTTCCATCAGTGGACTATGGCAATCTTTCTTTTACTCTTTCAGCGGTGGCGATCGAGAAGCTTTCCGAACCGGCCAAGCAGGTGTATATTCCGAGGCTCAAAACGATGGCATCGGCCTATGAACAGCTTGCGATGATGATAAAAAGGCAGCACCTCAAGGGTGGCTTCAAGGCAGAGATTGGCGAAGAAGGCGATGAAAGCGAATATGATACAAGCACCATAGACAAGAAGTTCGGCATCCGTGCCGATATGCATCTCAAACTCCCCGAAGAAGAAATGGCAAACTACTCGATGGCAGCCGGAGCAGGGAACCTTATCTCTGAAGATACAAAGAGACGGGATATTCTCAAACTCCAGAATCCGGCAGAAGAGGATGACAAGATAAAATCAGAGCAGGCGGAACAGTTGTCGCCGACCCTTATGATTTATCGCCGTGCAAAGAGCCTTATAGCCCGTTTCAAAAAGACCGGAGACAAGCAGTTGCAGCTTGAAGCAAAGATACTCCTGGCTGAAATCGGTATGAGTCTCAAGCAAGCCGAAAGCGGAACAGGCGAACCAAAACCGTTGCAGGGTAAAATGCCTGATACCCCGCAAACTCCGCAACCGGGCGCCGCCTTGCCCGCCCTGACCAATAATAAGGGAGGGGTAGCGCCTCCCGGCTCAAGGCAGTCCACAGCGCCGGGAGCAGAAAGTGTCAAACCCGCCGCCCCGAGGGAGGAATAAGATGGAAAAGATAAAGTTTGAGCCGGACGATTTGGACAGTGCTGTAAATCAGATGATTGACGGATTGCTAAACAAGGTTAATCCACAGCCACAAGCGCCAGCCCAAAAGAACATCCGGCAAGAGATAACAAATAAGCTTAGCCAACGGAGGATGTAATGCCTGACGGAATGAGTGGTATTGAGAGCATAGATCTTTCGCTTTCAGGGATGAGAGAACTCTCCGGCAAGATTACCCAAAAGCAAACGTCTGAAGAAACGTGGGCAACAAACTATGCCGAAACAGAGCAGAAAAAGCGGGATGAGGCGATTGCCAGCATGGGTGAGGTTAAAATACTTGACCCCGCACAGGTTTATCTGGACTATGGTTTTGAGATTCCGCAGGGCTATCAGCTCAAATTAACCCCAACGGTTACAGGGCAGGACGATTTCGGAAACCCTACTTATGATTATGGCATAAGTTATCTAACTCCTGACAGCTGGGAAATCACAACAGATGGTATTTACACGTCACCTGATGGGGAGCAAACCAACGAACAGGGCTATTACTCCTGGCTGTGGAACCAGCAGTATCAGCAGGCGGTAGCTGCCGCCCCTGAAGGGTTTGAGTTTGTGGCTTCCAATTCAGGAAACCAGGATTTTTCACAGGGGTTTATCCCGCTTGAAGGAGATTATGTTCCAACACAGGAAACTGTTGACGCTTACTACAGCTCAATGCTCAGCTCTACAATATCAGAGTCTGGCTATTATGAAGAGAGCGGCACGCTACTTGACGATTTGCCCCTCAATGAAGATTCATATCTTACCCCTGAGCAAGCAGCTACATTTGGAATAGATCTTGAAGAAGGGTGGAGCCTGAAGCTTACCCCGATTGCCACACCAGTTTCGATTGACTGGGCTATGAGTTACATTACTCCTGGTGGCTATGAGTTTGTTGATGATGGCGAGGGCGAGCCGATATTCATAGCACCTGATGGAACGGTGATAAATGCTTCTGATATAACTGATCCAGCCGTAGTTGGCATTCCCCCGCAGGTTTCCGAACAGGTAACCTTGCAGGAATATGAAGACGTTCCGATGTCGGATATTCTGCAAGGGCTTGTCGAGGGAACAATCGTTTATGATCAGCTTCCGGCCAATATACAAACATCTTTGGATGCTATTATGGCAACCCCTGAGGGGTTCCTCGAATATATGAAGGGGATTAACTATGAACAGGGAATAAAGATATTGTTTGGCATGTTCCCCGACGCTGACAAGGCGGAACTTGTTTCGATCTATATGAAAGACCCTTATGAGCAGGCCGATGAGTGGAGTCTTTGGGGGCAGATTGTTGCCGGAGTAGGAGACTTCAGGGCTGGACTGGCCGGGATGATGGATTGGGTCGGGTGGGACGCAGCTTCGGAGTTCCTGATGGTAAATACCGAACAGATGCAGGCGCAGGCAGTGGGCTACGAGGGTGACGCTTCCGGGTGGGGTGTGCTCTGGGATCCAGCGTGGTGGGGAACAACAGCACTAAGAAGTGCCCCCACTACCTTTGCCCTGATTGCTGCTGGCCTGGCAACAGGCGGGACACTTGGCGCTGCCCTTGGAGCAGGATTTTGGGGCACCGTCGCATCTGCTATTGGGGGAGGCGCCGCTTCAAGGCTGTTTGAAAGCGCACTAGAAGCCGGGGGCACTTACAGTGAAGCAATACAGAACGGAATGTCCGAGCAGGAAGCTTCTGACGTGGCTCAGGGTGTGTTTAATAAGAATATGTCGCTTGTAGGGTTTGATATCCTGCAATATGCAGCTGCATTTACCCCTGCATCAAGAGTTATTGCTTCCCTGGCAAGCAAAGGGCTTGCAAAGGTGACAATGGTGGCCGGAGAACTTGTTATTACAGCTGTTACTGAAGCCGGAGAGGAATACCTGCAGGAAGTATTCCAGAGGATGGCAAGGGGAGACAAGGATGTATGGCAGGTTGACGAAGAAATGCAGGAAGTCATGGCTCTTGGCGGGGCGATGGGCATATTCTTCTATGGCTCAGGGAAGGTAACGCAAGTTCTTCAGTCAAATGCGGTAAAGAATCTGCCTGAAGGCTTGCAGGAAACATTCAGGGATGATGTAAACGAAGCGCTTTCTCAGGGAAAAACTCAAGAAGAAGCTACGCAAGAAGCTCTTGATAAGATGGCGCAAACTCCCGAGGGGCAAGAGGCTATACACAAGGCTACGGAGGCAGCTACAACTGAACTTCTGTCAAAACAATTACAACATATTTCCGGTGATGAGACGATGGTGGCTGAGCTTCCTATGACTGACTCTATTCTGGATAACCAACTCAGGGACTCAATCCAATCAAAGATCGCTTACAAACTGTCTGATTTTAAGGTAGGCAAGCATACAGTTGGGGAAAGCATGGTAAGAGCTGTTGACCCAAGAGCGATGATAAGCCGAACATCGGAAGAGATTAAACATGTTACAGGTCGAGCCGCCATTGTGCGTAATTACATGATAGCCACTGGTTTAAACATGGGAGAGTCCTTTAAGTTTGAGCTTCGTGCTATTTCCGACAATCCGCAAAAGCTGTTCCAGTTTGACAAGACCGGTACTTCAAAAACGCTTAGCGAGGGGTTGAAGTCTGACAAGCCGGGAACTATCGAGGATATCTTTCTGCACCCTGACAAGTACAAACTTACCCCCAGACAGAAGGCTTATATAGACAAGATGATGGTGCTAGTCGAAAGGGGTAAAAACTTTCTACGTAATGAAGGGCTTTATGAATACGGAGATAATTTTGGTGAATGGATACACCGTGTTGTTGTAGGGCAGATGGTTGACGGTAAAACGGTTCTTGTAAAGGGCAAGCCAGGCAGGGGCTCAAAGGCGTTAGGCGCAAGCAGGGCTTACGAAAAACATAGAGCTTATGAAACTCAAGCTGAGGGAGTCCTTGACAACAAGCTTTATGACTCTAATCCTGAAAACTGGATGGGGACATATCTGGAAGACGTATTTATAAAAATCGGCGATGCAAGGTTCGCAAAGCTTGTTGAACACTTGGGGAAAACTCCCGCCGAGATACTTGACAAGATAAGGCCAGAATTAAGTGATAATGTGAATATAAGCAAAGAACAGCTTGCCCATATTACAAAACTGCAATCGCTGGCACAACTGGCAAAGAGAATCAAGGCAGGGGATATCCCAGCAAGCTCTATAAGGTCAGTGGCAAGGCACTATCCTGAGCTGGTTGCCAGGTTGAAACGCCTTCTTCCCAAAACATCAAAGGCCTACAACGAAATAATTAAAGCCTCCCAGGATTTGGCGGCTGCAAACAAGACTAACCGGGAGTACATAGACAACCTTGAGGCTGAAGCAAAGAAAGCTAAGATTGAAGCAACGCAAGCAGGAAAAAAGCCAGCGCCTCCTGCTGAAACTCCCATTGAAACACCAACTGAAACAGGAACTGCTCCGCCAGCCGTTGACTTTTCGCCTGAATACTTGGAGTTTACCCTTCCCGAGTCTGGCATTCTTGAGCAAACCTTTAAAAGTATGAGGCCGGAGGACAGGATCGCATTGCTTGATAATTTCGAGCACCAGTTTGGAGAAATTGAAAGGCTGGCATACGAAGCAGAAGAAAATGCTGTAACGTTGGACGAAGCAATAGACGATTTCTTGCGGGGAACCAGTGCGTTCAGGCTCGAAAAAATACAGCGAATATATAACAAACTGATGAAGCGCAAGGACAACCTGAGAAGAATAACTTTAAAGGAGTATCGTGAAATTACCGGTAGGTCAAACCCGCCAAGCACTGTGCCAATAATATATGGCGAAAAGGGGCACAAGTATGTTGACTGGGACTTGGCATTAGACTTCGCAACCAGAGAATATGGCTTTGATTCGACAGAGGAAATGTTCGATGCGCTTGAAAGAAACGCCAAACACATACAAAAACACAACGAAGCGGTTGTCTTGAGCGATAACCTAAACCGCCAGCACAGGCAGATGAGTGATGTTATAAAAATATTACAGAACGTGATGATAACCAACCAAGAGTATGTTCCAGCCGATATAACAGGCTCTGAGTCAGGTGTTACACCAGCGCAAGTCCCAATTATTATAACAAGTGCAATGAGGGCACAATTGGAATCCTTCGGGTATTCGTCTGAAGAGATAAATAACATGGCGCCCTCTGAAGCGTGGGATTTGATAAATGGGACAATGGTTGAGCCTTCCCCTGCACCAGCGCAAGCAGAAAGCCTCGAAAGCCTGAAACAGCAATTATCAGACATGCTTGAAATAAATGCTGAAGTAGAAACCTTTACACAGGAAGAGATTGCCAGCCTGGAGAAAGAGATTGCGGAAAGAGAAGTGGAGCCTCTCGCCTTTTCCTCTGAAGGCGGAATTGAAACCAAAATCCCTGAGCCCATTGAAGGAGAGCCGGAGCCCGGTGTCTCCAAAGACTTCTGGGGGTACGAAACTCCGGTACGTCCTAAGGGCAAGGGGATAGTTACTCAGATAAGCATGGACGATCAGGTCAAGCTTCAGGAATATTATAAAGAGAATGGAGAACTTCCTACTGATAAAAACTATGTCATCAAGCCTGTTGACAATCTTGATGATTTGTCTGAGCCTCCAAAGTTTTACCAGATGGAAAATGAGCCGCCTTCAATGATGGACGAAAAGCAACGCCAGGCGGAACTAAATGACCTTGTAAAAGACATCAAGCTTATTAAAGCGGGTAAACTGGATTCGTATAATAGGGCAAGAGCTGAACGAAAATATGAGCTCGAGAAAGTAAGGCAGGGAGGGATCGATAAAGGCTATATAATGCAGCCAATGTTCGGTGGAAAGATATATGATGACGCTTTTATAGATGAAGTTAAGCGGTGGTACCTGGATAATCGTGGCTCAAACATCGTAGGCAAGATTGCCGAGGTTTCCGGCACGTTAAGGGTAACAAAGGCAGCCCTTGACTTATCAGTCATGGCAATTCAGGGTATGCCAACATGGGGGCTTGCGCATTCGTATCTTTTTGTAAACCCCAAGATGGGGCTCAAGATGATGGCAGCATGGTATAAATCCTTTGTGATTTCAACAGGGGCGTTCTTTTCTCCGCATATTGCATACCGGTATCTCCAGGAAAACTCTCAGGCAAGGATGCAGAGAGCAGCTCTTGGCGGTTCTACCAGAGCAATAGATATCTTTGCAGGACTGCACCAGCAAGGCTTTGTAACAACCATGTTGTCGCACAGGTTCAGTCCTTTTAATCGGGCTGAAATAGCGTTTGTTACAGCTGGCGAAATGGTGCGTAACACCTTTTGGGAGATAATGAGCGAACAGTCTATGAAGAAGGGAGACGAACAACAGCTTGTTATGTTCCTTGACAGGATGACAGGGGTTATGAATACCGAAGCTATGGGGGTGCCGACTCTGGTAAGGCAGATAGAGTCAGCTTTCCTGTGGTTCGCTCCACAGTATAGCAGGGCTTGCCTTTCAGTCCTGAACCACTTGTTCAAGGGCGGATATAATGGCAAGATGGCACGCAAGGCTCTTGGTGGTATGGTAGCAGCTGGCTCTATCTTTTATATGGCCATACTCTTTGCCCAGGGCATGCTCGAAGGGAAGGACGAAGAAGAGATATGGGATAGGATACTTGAAGGTTTTGGCTGGACGGAAGATCCGATAACCGGAGAAGGGCGATGGGCTCCCAATGCCCGCTTTATGTCTATCGAAATCGGGGACAGGAATTATGGCATCGGCGGATTCTGGTATGGTCTTGTAAGGCTGGTTGGCAATATCAGTTCCGTTATCGAAGAACAGGGCGACAAGGAAATGATTGACCTTGTAAAGATAATAAAAAACGGGAAACTGAACAGGGACAACCCCTTTGTTTACTGGTGGTATTGCAGGGCTTCGCCTTTTACCGGGCTGGTAAATGACCTTGCAACGCACCGTGATTTTCTTGGTTATCCAATTGAAACATGGGATCAATACCTTGAGTATTTTCTGAAACTGTTCGAGCCGATATGGATAGAAGGGGCGCTTAATCCTGTGCTGGGAATAGGGAATGAAGAGCCCGGAGATCCTGATGGCCTTGTACTTAATATTATTGGAGAAATATTCGGGCTTCGTGTAAACCGTAAATATGCGTGGCAGGCGTTTTATGATAAGGCTGAAGAGTACATTACTCACATGACAAGAGATGAACTCAATAAGAATCAGATAGAAGCGTGGGAAAAAGGTAAGCTTGGCTGGAAGCAGTTGGACAAAAGGCAGCAGCTTGACCTTCTTGCCAAATACCCAGACCTCAAAGAACTGCAAGAGGCCGCTGAAATAGACAGCGCATTGCGGGATGACTCTCTTTGGGCTGACTGGAACGAGGTGATAGACAGGGCAAAGAAAACTTACTATGACGAAGTTAAAGTTCTTTCCGACCAGTTCCGGGCAGGGGAGATTTCCTCGAATGAATACCGTGATGGCTTAAGGGACGCTGGCTTGAAATACGGTTCTGCCCTATCAATAATAGAAAGCGACAAACGGTTTGAAGGGCTTTACGAGTTCCTTGAAAACACCTCCGAAAGCGGGGCGCAATATGAATATGAGTTCAATAAAGCACTTGCCGAATATCAGGCTACAGTCTTGTTTGCCGATGATCTTGAGGACGAGAACGGTAATTATGACTGGGATCTGAGAGATGCCAGAGTAAAGGCTTTTATTGATACATGGGGTATGGATATGTATGAGGGCATACTCAAGTATTTCGAGACAAAGAAGAAGCACGAAGGGGCTGATGACCTTTACCTTAAGAAGACAAGTGATGTGGAAAAGATTGGCAGGGAGTATTGGGATATAGAGCCTGACGCTAAAGATATAGATGGCAATAATATGAGGAATGCTTATCGCCAGTCTCACCCTGAGATTGATGCCATGCTTGCCTTTTGGGGATATGGCGGGAGACTCCAGACAAAAGAAGCTTATGATATCGTAAAGGGATGGGCAAAGGAATACGGAGTTCCACTGTCGAGTGTTGGCAAAGGGCTTCCGCCTGATTACCTTGTAGACCAATACTTTGAATATTCCTCCATCTTGAATGATTATTCCTCGGCAAGCGCAGAGATGCAGTTGTTCCGCTATAACAACCCTCAGTTTAATGACTGGGCGATGGAAGAATGGGGGTGGCAGGAACTCAATATCAAGTCGGTTGAAGCACTTGAGATAAAAACGAAGTGGAGTTCCGAGTTTAACGAATATGAATCTGCTGAGGACAAGCAAGCGTACCTTGAAACAAATACTGAGTTCTGGAAGGCCAAACTTGAATATGATGCTTATACAAATGAATTGCCTGAAGAGGTTATCCCTGACTATCAGGAATGGTACATGACTGATATGAGTGGATACCATGACGATATTTACCTGATAGAGCATCCAGAGTTTTACAACGCTATGGTAGAAGCTGGATTGTGGAAAGAAAGGGATTTTAGCAAAGTTCCTTCCCGGATTGTCTCCGAATTATGGGACGAATACAACACTAAAGAAGCGGGGAAAGAGCGGAAGCAGTTCAGGCTTGACAACCCAGCGCTGGACGCTTGGCTGGTTGAAGTAAAGGGATATACGCCAGTATCAGATGATTATCTTGACGTTCCCAGGGAGGAGGTTTTTGCAATGACATAATCAAATACTTGATTTTAATGACCTAGCAAGGCTATCATAAATTATAGGAGGAAAACCCAATGGCAGACGAAACCAATATAAATCAGGGGGACGGAGGCGAAGTCCAAACTTCCGCTGATGAAAATGGGACTACTTTGCAGCCTGAAACTTTTACCAAAGAGCAACTCGACAAGCAGGTTAGCGATGCACTCGCAGCTGCAGGACGGACTGCTACAGCGCTGCAGGAGAAAGAGGCATCACTTGCTCAAAAAGAGGCTGAGCTGGCCGATAAGGAGAGGCAGGCAGCCCTGGCTGAGGAAGAAGCCGTAAAGAACGATCCTTCAAAGCTAAATGTTCTAAGAGAACGCAGGGCTTTGAAGGAACAGCAAGCGGCTCTAGCCAAGCAAAAGGCGGAGATTGAGCGTGAACGCAAAAGGCTTGAGGCGGATCAGGGCGAAGTGGCGAAGATCAAGCTTGAGCGGAAAGCGGCAGAACTGGCAGAACAGTATGGCGTATCGAAAGAAGTGCTTATGTTAATGCCAACAGCCGAAGCAATGGATGCAGTTGCACCAAAACTTCCCAAAGCAACACCAGATGGAAGCAACCAGAATCAATCTTTTAAGCCGTTCTCTGGTAAGACTCAAGGGCAGGGGAATGACCTTTCCAAGCTTTCACCCGAACAAAAAATTATGTACGGGCTGGAGCACCCCGCAAAGAAACCTTAAAATAATGGAGGATTAATATAATGGGACTCACACTTGTAGAGGCAAGCAAACTTTCCAATGATGTGCTTTCTCAGGGTATCGTTGAAACCTTTGTAAGGGACGATCCTATACTTGAGCGTATCGGCTGGATTGACATTCCCGGTAATGCCCTTAAATATGACAGGGAAACTACAGAGGCGGATGCTGAGTTTAAAAACGTAAATGACACATGGACTCCTACCAACCAAGAAGTTACTCAGTACACCGCAACCCTGAAGATCGTAGGTAACGCCGTCAGACTTGACGATTTCCTGCGTTCGACTCGTTCCAACATCAACAACCTGAAAGCTGAGCTGATCGCCGGTAATATCAAGGCGGTTAAAAAGACGTTCATGAATGCGTTTTATTATGGCAATGAAACCAGCAACCCGAAGGAGTTTGATGGACTGCACACCTTAATTTCAAGCACTACCTATAATACCATCGAAGCTGACCCAAGCGATGCTGAATCAGTTGCCCTTAGCCTTAGCGGCCATCTAGACCAGGCTCTCGACATGATTAAAGGCTTTAAGCCTAGTATCATAGTCTCTTCAAAGCAGTTGCGCCGTGGCGTAACGAAATACCTCAGGAGCGTTGGCTCCATCAACACCGGAAGGGATGAGTTTGGCCGCCCGATTATGTCCTATGGCGCAAACGATACCCCCTGGTACACTTCCGACTACATCACTAATACTGAAGCAACCTCATCCGGAGCATATTCAGCCAAAACCGGAGGCAACACTACTTCTATATTCGTTCTGTCATTCGACCCTGTTGGATTGCAGGGATGCCAGAATAGAGTTATGGAGGCCACGCCATGGATTCCGGTGCCCGGCACTAACGCTGAAGAGTCTCTGATACGATGGTATCCGTCTATCATGATGAAGTCCTTAGTATCATGCACAAAGATTGTAGGCATTGACGCTGATGGCACAGTGACCGCATAATCTCCGTATCAAATAATTAGTGGAGGATTAGACTAAAATGAGTTACACGGACTATGAAGGAAAAACTATCTTGCAGGCCTGGGGCAAGTTCAGGAGCTACTGCTATGAAGCCGTAGATGTCGGCGATCTGCTGGCAAGGGATACTTCTAACAATGGGTGGATTCCTGCTGACCAGGGCGACTCTGAAGCGGCTGAAGCGATTGCGCTTGAGAATGGCGACGCAGGCGATACCATATGGATGGCGCTGGCTGTTGTAATAGAGGCACCGCCAACCGAAAGCACTGGTGCATGGAGCGCACAGGCTCTTTGCCTTGCCGAAGATGTTGGGAGCGTGCTGTATGTTGGTGAGTCTGGCAAGGCTCAATCTTCACAAGGAGCTACACTTGGACAGCAAGTAGGGTTTATGACCTCTACTTCGACAGCTGTTCTTTGCCCCGGAGGATATCTCACCACAACCAGTTTGTCACTAAGCTCTACGCTGGCTGTAACTGGGGCTACCACCCTTACCGGCGCTCTTGCCGCTAATGGTGGTATTACGATTGGCTCTGGTAAAAATCTGGTGTTGACAAAAGGCAATGCAACCCTGACTGAAGGCACTCTTGCCGTAACAAAGGGTATGATCAAACCTGCAGTCAAGGATGGAGCAACCGGAGCTGTTGAACTGGCAACAGAATATAATGTTGTGTGCGTAGAAGCTGCTGCAGACACAACCCTTACCCTGCCTACTGCTGTTGCTGGGTTGAAATACGAGATTGTCCACAAGTCCGGTGATTTCACCCTTACGGTTACTGCTAATACCAGTGATAAAATCATTGACCCTGCCGATGGCGGAGTCCATGACAAAATCGCTGACGATAAGGGGTTAGATTGCCATATCACCCTTGTTGCAGTAGATGATACAAACTGGGTATGCACCAGCCTTAATGGTGGCTGGACTGGCGCTGACGCTTAACCAACCCTCCGGGAGCTGGCTTCGGCTGGCTCCCGGAGCAGTAAAGGACAAGGAGGCGGAGACAGAATGGCTGACTTTACCTTTGAAGAACAACAGATGATGGCACGGTTTTGGGGCGAAAAAGACCTTGTTAACAATGAAGGTTTTTGGGCTTCTTGCCTGATTCTATACCAGGATAAGCTTGTAGCCTTGCCGATAGCAGACAACCCAAGCTCAAGGCGGCGCCTGGCAGGCATGCTGGACTGTAATGGTAGCTGTAGCTTGTGCTGTCATTACGCTAAGGTTCACCTGACTGAAAGTGACCTTGCCAGATTGCCGGATGATGCTGCTGTTTGCAAAGATGAAAAGGGTTCATACCTTGACTGTAAAAACGGTTGCCAGTTTCTTAAAGATGGCAAATGTTCTATTTATGATATACGCCCCGATGTCTGCTATGACTTCCCAATCCAGAGCCCCCGAACAGCGACCACACCGGACGGAAGGGAAATACAGCAAGTACAGTACAGGCTTAAATGTGTACAGGGATTAAAGGTAATAAGGCAGCTGATGGCTGAAGCTGTTGCCGGAGGGAAGTTAATGCTTTTGCCTGACCTCTCTCTTATCAACAAGGAGGAGGATGGAATTGAAAAAGATAACTTATACAGAGCTGAGAAAACTGCCGCTCGAACAGGTTGAAGGCGGAGAATGCTTTGAGGTTACAGCCAATTGTGAGCACCTGGGCTTCTTTATAATCGGATCAGCCGGTGCAATGCGAGAGACTATCCGCAATTCTGCCAGCATGATTGACGCTGGTAAGGGCAGATAATAATGGGAAGACGATTATCAGAGCTACTGGCTATAGCACGGCAGTTTTTACATGATGAGTTCGTGGACGAAGATAATGATCTCTCGTGGGAGATTGACGAGCTTAAGATATATGCCGAGCATTGCAATATTGAGATATCAGCACACTCTCCGCTAAAAAGCAGGGAGACTCTTACTACCACAGCCGACTCAAGAGAACTGGACGTTTCCGGTATAGAGAACTTGATTGATGTTGAGTTTGTGGAATATCTCGTTGACCAATGGCCTCGACAATTCAGGCAAGTGGAAAGGTATGGTGATAATATCTACATGGTGCTCTCCGCTGCTCCGGCTGATGACGGAACAAGCGTGTATGCCTATTGTAACCTTGTCCATACGCTGAACGATACAACTTCAACCCTAAACCCGAAGCAGGAGCTTGTGCTTCTGGATGGGATAATGGCTAAGGCCGCTGCTGCCAAAGCCAGGTACTATATCAATCGGGTTAATACTGGCAGCACCCGGACTTATCAAGAAATGATAGACTGGTCGAGGGAACGGCTTGCCCTTTACAAAGAAGGCTTGTCCGGCCTCGAGGAAGTCAAACAAGACTATTTAATGTCTACTTAATGGAGGTTTAATATGGCTGCTGGAGCGTGGCAATTTGTGGATGGTGCCAGAGCGGATATGCTTGATGGCACGTTTGACCTTGATTCTGATACATTTAAGATGGCGCTCTTTTTGAGCACATCTAACCTGAGCACTTCGAGCACTACCTTTGCGGGCGTAACCAATGAGCATTCCGGTGTTAATGGCTACACTTCCGGGGGCGCAGCAATTACCTTGACAGTCTCGGGCACTACAACTGTTACTGTTGACATCGATACCGACCCGGTATGGACTGCCGATGGCGGCGCAATTACCGCCCGCTTCGCCTGCATCTATGAAGTCGGGGGTAACGTGCTCTGCTTCTGCCTGCTGGACTCTGCCCCTGGTGATGTTACAGCTACAGATGGGAATACCCTGACCATGCAAACTCACGCCAACGGAGTGTTTACATTAGCGGATGCCGCATAAGGAGAGAATGATATGGATTATAGTAAAATGTCGGTAGACGAACTTATCAATGAAAGCATTAAACTGAAAAGGGAAATAGCTGAATTGAAAGATAGGCGGGTTGCAATCAAAGAAGCTATAAAGCGAAACAACGATGAAGCTGCCATCAGGGCGAAGCTTGGCAAACTTTCCGAGGGTGAACGCAATGCGCTCAGGGAGGTTTACGGTTTGGGAGATGTTGTAGTTACTCCCAGCCCTGCACGCTTGAACTTGAAAGGCGGGTAGTTGCCGTTTAAGTTCAACCAATAATTAAATAAAGGTTGAGTGATAATGGCTTACGCCAAAATAAACAAGTCAGGCTGCAAAGAATACAAAGGGAATGTCAGAATAAGGGTTGATTTCTATCTTGACCCTTCTGATTTGCGTTATTTCGACACCTATATTAATGCTCCTATATTGAATGGAAAGGGTGAACCGACAAGCAAGACGGTAAAACAACTTAACCCTTTCCATTCCCACTTCATGTATTTTGAGCCTGACGCAACCGAAGCCGAAATATTAAAAGAAGCTAAGTTTCACCTCCCCAACTTCTACACTGCTTTCCAAAACCAGTGGGATAAGAGCAAGGGCGGCATGCGGCATGGATGGGCAACCGAGAAACGCATAAGGCCAATCCGCAAGGATAGAAAACTCGCATTAAAAGATTATGAGGCTGTACGCCAATCCTGCGAGGCCAAAATTGCCGAGTTAAGCGAAGCCACCACCAAAGTCGGCAATTTAAAAGGCAAGGAATACCCAGCCACCGAGATTGATATCGGTGATGCGGCGGTCAATGGCTACGAGGTTTCAACTTTGTATTACAAGGATCCTGTCGTAGAATATACAAGAGTCAATGCCGGCAATACCGCTAACGATACAGGCATAATCGATACAATCGAAATCTATATGAATACTGGCGGCTATGTCAGAGTCGGTACATTTTACGCAAACGATACTGTTCCTGCTTTGAAGTGTAGAGACGCTGAAAGCCTCGGCACTGTATCAAGCGGGTCGAAGCAAACCTTCACCGGCCTAAATATGGATGTAGAAGCTGGAGACTATATAGGGGCAGATGGCTACGGCAATTCTTCTATTTGCTCTATAGAAAGGACAACATCTGGCGATGGGTATTGGAGTTATGATGCTGCGCTTTGTTCTGCCGGTGAATCTGCCACCTTTTATTCCTTAATCAGCAATAATAAGATTTCTCTTTATGGTTCAGGCGAAACATCTTCCGGCCCGATAACCATAACTCCATCAACAAAAGCCATTGAAATCACTGCCCATGCTCCTTCAGCTATTGCCACTGACAAGCAAGAAGTTACACCTTCAACCGCTTCGCTTTCATTGACTTCTTATGCGCCTGTAGCTTCAACACCTATATCGGTAACGCTCTCCCCCGCAAGCCTTTCCGTAACTTCATATGCCCCAAGCCCGCTTGTTTCGGATAATAAAAGGCCAGAGCCCGTAACAGCCTCCCTTGCCATGACAACCTATGCTTCGTCAATCGCCCTGTCTGATAATGCAAAGGTTATTCCTCCCCAGGCAGTGCTTGAAACTGCCACCTATGCCCCTTCGTTAGTAATGCCGATTGTGGTTAAGCAGCGTCCGTATAAATACTACCTCACTTGCTCTATCAGCCCTGATGATATTGATGAACTCTTGAGTGGCTTTCCTGTTTGTATCCAGATTAAGGCAAGTGCTGGCAAGAACAGCAAAGACTTAACCCCCATAATTGACGAACTAGGCGCAAATAATCTCAAGATGGCTATTTACTATGGACAACAACAGTGCTTCGTTGAGGTTGCAACGTGGGACACAACGAACAAGTACGGCGAGCTCCATGTAAGGCTTTCTGAAGTATCTAACACTGTTGCTACTGACTTCACTCTGTTCTTTGGTGCTGACTCGGCTGACAACTCTGCTTACGTCGGTCTCACCGGCTCTACCCCCGCCCAAAACGTCTGGGATGAGCATTTCTGCTATGACAAGGAAACAGAAGTATTAACTGATGATGGCTGGAAGTTATTTAAGGACTTAATTGGCAGTGAATTAATAGCCACCCTTAATCCAGAGACAGACGAAATAGAATATCAGAAACCAACGGAATATATAGCCTACCGGTATAAAGGCAAGATGTTCAAAGTCGCTGGTTCTAAACTTATCGACTTACTTGTTATCCCTGACCACAACATGTATGTATCAAACAGAAGGGGCAATTGCAATTGGTCTGGCTATAGCTTGCAACCAGCGAAAGACATATTTAATAAAAATGTTCGATACAAAAAGGACGGCAAGTGGATAGGCAAAGAGGAAAAGTGTTTTACCCTGCCGTCAATTACTAATGGGCACAATTATTCAAATCAGCACAGCCGTGATAATTCATACATCGAAAAGGTGTTGCCGGAAATTAAAATTGACATGGATGTCTGGCTTGAGTTTCTGGGGTATTTTATCAGTGAGGGTTGCGCTATATACCAACCTGATAAATACAAAACAGCCATTTATACAGTCAATATTTCTCAATCAGAAACAGCCAATCCTGAAATAAGAGAAAAAATTGAAGCGTGTTTAAGCAAGCTTCCATTCAAATATTCTAAAGATTCCGCTGGTTATTCTATTAGAAACAAACAACTAGCTGATTATTTAAGGCGATTTGGGCACTCTGAAGATAGATATATCCCATTGGAAATTAAAGAATTATCATCAAGGCAATTAAGGATATTGTTTAATGCCTTAATGGATGGCGACGGCTCAAAACATCATCCAGTTTATTCTACCAAGAGTAAACAACTGGCTGATGACGTTCAGGAAATTCTGCTTAAAATGGGTGGGGCGGGCACTGTTTATTACCACGATAGAGAATATCCGATTTATACCGTTACCGCTCACATGCCCTTAAAGTATGGGCAACTCAAACCATATATAGCGTACAAGGCATGGTCTGGGCGCACCGCTCATAACGAATGGGTTGAATATGACGACATGGTTTATTGTGTCGAAGTCCCTAATCATGTCATCTATGTAAGGCGTGACGGAAAAGCCGTCTGGTCTGGCAACTGCTTCGTCTCCCACATGAACGACAACCCCGCCGGCGAT